GGTAATGCACTTAAAAGTCTTCCGAAATCATCAACAAAAGTTCCGTCTGCAATACTTGGATCAATAGGTATGTCAGGTACATTCCCTTCTGCATCAAGTCCTTGACTTGCAAACATATCAGTTTTAAGTTTATCTAATAAAGGTCCTATTCTAGCGGCAACTATAAGATTACTTACATAATCTTCTACTACTTTATTTAAGACAACTCCCATTGCTCTAGCCGCATCAGAACCGTCCTCAAAGGCTTTTACAAGCGCATTTCTTAAATCGCCACCAACATTACCAACAATATCTTCAATAACTCCAACCATTTGAGTTCTTGCAGCATCGGCAGCTTGTTGCCAACCAATCATTTCTTGCAATGTTTCCTTTGTGGCTTCTGTTACTTTATTATTGGCAATTAATGTTTCCGCAAGTGAATCGTTAAACTGTCCGTTTGCTTTGATTAATTCAGGATATGTTTCTAATAAAGGAGCAACAATATCTTTTTTCTTTTTAGAAAATAAACCAACTAATCCACCTATCAATGCACCAACTGCTATACCAATTGGTCCGGCTGCTGTTCCAATTGCTGCGCCTATGCCAATTGCTCCTAATGCACCTGCGGCAACACCTCCTGCTACATTCCCGCCGCTTACAACGTTCTTTTTACCAACAATAGCTTCTAATGAAAGGAATTTTTCCATCCCTTTCTGTAAGTTCTCATTAGCATCTAGTAAAGCAGCTGAACCTCTAGTTAATCTCGATTCATAATCAGTATAAAATTTCTTACCTATCTCATCACCTAGTAATAATTGTTCATTTAACGCTATATTATATTCGTATTGTTGTCTTATAATGGAGCTGTAATAATCCTCCATTTCTTTTTTATTCCGTGCCGCTTGCCCTACTACAATTCCTATTAATTGTGTTGCACCTGAAATGGCAGCACTAATACCGTTGCTTTTACTTAGTCCTTTTTTATCAAACAAACCTTTATTTACTAAATCTCCGATAGAATTTGCAATGTTTGAAATGCCTATAAATAATTCAGCAAGTCCTTTATTACTATCTCCTATTGCATTTGCTAAATCAGTAGCATAATTAGCAGCATCATAGAAACTATTAGCTATTTTTGCTGATTTATCCACCGCAATTTGAGTACTTGCAAGTTCTAAAGATTTTTGTAATAAAGCAGCTTGTTTAATATCTTCAGGGTCATTTGAAGCTAATAAAATGGCTAATTTCTTCTGTGCAAATTCTTTAAAAGTTTCAAAATTTAGTTTTTGCAGTTTGTATTCGTTATCAAAACCTCCAGCGATAATTTCATTTTTGCGATATTCTATTTCTTCTTCAAATGCTAACTCATCAAGTTTAAACTTTCGTGTAACGGCATTAGTTTCATTAGTAATATTTTCTTTAATAGCACTAACTAACTTTGTATCTTTTAATTTTTTAGCTTGTTTTAGTTCATCCGCATATTTATCTTTTATAGCCTGTTTTTCTGCTTCAATATTCGAAAGCCGCTCATTATTTACTTTTCCCCAAAGTGCTTTTATTTTTTCAGAAGCATCTTTATTTATTTTTGTAATAGCATTTGCCTTTACTTTTTCAGCATTTGTAATTTGGTCATCTAAAATATTTTGATCCGCTTGTGGTAATGTTGCGCTATTACCATAAAGCTCTTTATATTCTTTTATTTGTTGAGCTTTTTGAGTAGCTATTTCGTTTAATGTTTTTCTAAAATCTAAATCTGCTTGTCGCCTTAATTTTTCATCACTATCTTCTTGAAGGTTTAATAAATCTTGCTCAATTTGTAATTGGGCTTCTATTCTTTTTCTTCCAATCTCTGTTTCGTAATCTAATCTGTCATTTGCTAATTTTTCAGCATCTTTATTGCCTTTAATACCTAATTTTTCTTTTAAATCTTTTACAACAGCTTTTTGATTTTCAATTTCTTTGCCTGGAGTTCCTATTTTAGATTGATAATTAGGATCTTCCAATTCTTTTAATTTAATCTGTGCAATTGCTAAATCTTTTACCCACTTATTTATTTCTTCGCGCGTAGTTTTTATTGTTTTTGCGTAAATATCTAATTCAGCCGCTTTTTTAATAATTGCGTCTTGTTCATTTTTATTGGCAGACCCAAATAATTCAAGTAATTGTTGCCTATTAGAAATAGCTTGTTCTCTTGTTAAATTATTAACGTCTTCAAATAATTTTTTATTCTTTTTTATAAATTTATCAGCAGCTTTTGTTCCTAATTTTAATAAATTATTGTCCGCTTTTGAAATAACACTTCCAAGGCCTGTTATTTCTTCACGTAATTCCCCCATCTTCTTTGCGTTTTCGAGGCGTTCCTTGTCGGTAATGTCAATAAGTGTTTTATATGAACCACTAGACCCTCCATCATCTATTCGAAAGATTGTTTTTGTTTTTTTTCCGCTTGTTTGCTCTAATGATAATCTTTGTAATTCAGCTTGTAATGATTTGCGTTTAGCTTCAGTTTCAGCCTTCCCAGATTCAACAACTAATCTTTTGTTTTCTCTTTCAACTTCATTTTGCTTAATTAATTTATCAGTAACTAAATCAATTGCTTTTCCGTATTGGTCTGTTTTATTAATTGCATCAGGAAATAACGTAGATAATTTTTTAATTAAACCATTTAACTCGTCTTGTTCTTTATTTGTTTTATTAACTTTATTTTTTAGTTCATCAAATTTCTCAATAGCTGCGTCAAGTTCTAATTGTTTACTAATATCTTCTATTGCTTTATTTAGATCTGTGATTAATTCCTCTGTTGTTTTTGCTTCTTCTCTAAGTGCAAAATATGCAGCGGTCAATCCTGCTACAAGTGCTATTACTACACCTAACGGATTTGCAGATGAAGCTAAATTAAACGCTATTTGCGCTTCTTTTGCGGTTTTAATTCCAGCTGCTAATTTAAACCAAGCTGCTATATTCCCAATAACAGCACCTGATACCATTGCTGCATTTGATAACATTACAGCTACTCTATATGCACCATAAGTAATTACCAAAACTTCTAAAACTTCTAAAATAGTTTTGTAGTTAGCAATAAGATCTGCAAGCCCTGTGATACCCCCATAAATTAAGCCCTCGTTAGACTTTCCTAACTCATTTAGCATTACTTGCCACTTATCAGTTAAGTTGCTTATCTGACCAGTAACGGAAGCGTTTTGTTTTTCCATTAAATTATAGAACTTACCGCCCTCACTTGCCATTGATTTAAAAGCTGCTTCAACCAGTGGGAAACCTAATTGACCAGCAGTTACCATACTAGCAATCTCGTCTTTGGATTTACCTAAGTTTTTAGCAAGTTCAGCTGTTAATGGAATTCCAGCCATAGCAAAATCTCTAACTTCACGCGCTTGTAATCTACCTAATACAGCAACTTGTCCGTAGTTAATAGCTACTCTTGAAATAGGAACAGAAACACCAGCTGCAACATCACCCAACGCCTTCATTGTATCCATTACGTTTTCAACTTCAATACCCATTGCCATTAATTGCTTAACGTTGGTAGTAACATCTATTAAAGTAAAAGGTGTTCTTTGAGCAAAACCAATAGCATCGTTCATTAGCTTATCCGCCTTCTCTTTTGAATCCAGCATTGTTTCAAAAGCAATTCCTAATTGTTGGAATTGACCTCTCACTTCAATAACTTGCCTACCTAAAGAAACCAATCCCGCACCACCAGCAACTAATCCTAAAGCCCCAGCCATACTTTTAAGTTGACTTGTAACATTTGAAGCGGATTTACCAACACCACCAACAAGCCTAGAAGCCTGAGAAGAATCTCTGCGAAGTTTTGTGTTGTCAATTCCTGAGACCCAGAGTAAAGATCCTATATTTGTAGCCATTTATTTTCTATTTTGACATTTGGGAAGCAAATTCTGATATACCTCCTTTTTTAACTTTATCCTTTTCAGAAGTACTTAAATAATTATTTTCAATCAGCATTTTAACGGCTGTTGTATATGGCATATTTAATATTTCATCGTAACCAAATCGGAATACCTTTGCAAGTATAGTTAGGATATTGATTGCGTTAAAAATTGTTGAGCGGCTATTATCTCCAGCTCTGGACTTCGGCTCACAACTGATCCCGTTATGATAGACATCTGAAAAGCCTTTGTGCCCATTCTGGACAAAATAGCCATCAGAATCATGTAAGTATCTCGAAACTCCATTTCCTTAAATTCTTTGTCGTCGATACCTGTCATTATCTTAATAATATTTGCAATTGGAGAAATGTATTTATTGAAAATTTCAGGCATTTCTTCAAAGTAATTTAACTCTGCTGCCTCACGCATTTCCTTTAAATCATCTTTTGCAATAATGGTAAGATATGGGTTGATTTCAATCATTTTACCAATTGTCAAAGGCTTTATTTCAACCTTTTTATCTTTTCCGTAAGTATGAACATACGGAATGCGTAAAATGTCATCAGCTTCTAATTTTAAAAATTCTTCTAATTGCATCTTTTAAGGTTTTAAAAAAGCCGAACTTTTGCCCGGCTTTTAATTAGTTGCAATTAATTAAGCTACTTCTTCTCCGTCAATACCCCAAGATGATAAAACGTTACCTGAACCATCAACTGGTGCAAGAACTACTACTTTCAATTTCAAACCGAGTAAATCATCTTTCGATAAAGAACCATTTACAGAGCCTACCAATTGAGATTTAGGGAAAATTAAACCAATAGTATTTCCATCACCATCTTTTGATTGTAATTTAACCGACATTGTAATTGTAGGAATGGTAGTTGGTGCATTCCATCTGTCTGGAGCTGATGCCGTTCCCGTTCCTGCTCCTACTCCTGTAGCGGTAAATAGAAGACCTACAGTATTTGCAGATGCACCGATCAAAGTAAAATCTGTTGTACCGATCGTTTTAATAGTATATGAAGTTCCAATAATGAATGCCCCTGCTGTTAATATTGCAGAAGCAATATAAGAACCGCCCATAAATGTAGGAAGGTTGGAAAGTTTTAAACCAAACAATTCAAGTGAAAAGTCTTTTGGTTGTTTTCCGTTTAATACCGCATAAGCAGTATCTGATTGATAAATATTAATATCTGTTTGTGTAGGTTCAGCAATATTAAATGTTGCTGTCGCATCTTTTACAAGATATGGTGTAAGTGAGATCCCCATTGCCCCGTTAACTCCAACCGCTCCAATAGAGAAAGTTGTTAGTCCGGTCATTTCAAATTTATAACTATCTGTTGCCATTATTTATTTTTTTAAATTATTGTACAATTAACTCTAATATTCATTAGACTTTCTTTATCCGATTCGTTTACTACCGTTCCAGGAGTAGGGTCAATCGAATAATATTTTACCCTTGTTGTTGTTGAGTTATATGTTTCTAAAGCTGATAAAATAGAACTTTCAAGTGTTGCTAACCGCGCACTGTTTGTCTGTCCATCTTTCATTTTTAAAACATATAAATTCACGTTGACCATAAAACGATTCATTCTATTTGTTCCCCAACGTGTTGCGTTGGTGTTTGCAATACAGTTAACCACTAATCTTTCGGTATCTTCTGCCGAAAAAGGGCTGCTATATTTGTATATAGAAACTCCTAGTGGCTTTAATACGTCTACAATTAAATTGATTATATCTGCTGAATTACTCATTTTACTTTATCATTTGATAAAATGATCTTAGAACTTGTGATCTATTAGGAATTGAGCCTGTTAAAACATCATATCCCATAGTTTCTACATAAAGTCCGTAGTTCATTCCAGCTGTTACAATTAAAACTATCCCTCTCGGATGTTCGGCTGCCACTTCATCTGCAAGGTTTAACCCCATTGTTACCCCTTTGTTCGCGTCACCAATTTGTTTATAATTTCTTTTTATAATTCTTCCATTCTTTGAAATCACATAACCAATACTTGATCTTAAGTTTGCAGTGTCATCTATATAAGTATTGATTAACCTAGCTCTGTTTACAAATTCTTCCCCTATACGACCCAAAGCAATAATGAATTTTCGTTCATTTTTTGCAGCCCAATTAATAAGCTGTGATTCGAGTTGTTTAGTAGTGAATTTTGGAATCATACCGTAAAATAATTATATTCAGTTCCTGAAATTATTCTTTCAACACCATTATGATCCTTTACATTTACTCCCTTTAAAAAAGTTAGTCCTTGCTGTGGAGCAACATAAACTGCATACGTAATATTTATTTTATCACCTGAGCCACTTACTATAAACCTCCCTGTCTGTAATTGCGCATCACAAATAAATGGAATCCAACCTATTGTTTTAGCAATCGGATCATTATTTAAATCTACACCACCTCCAGTTAGTGTTTGTAAGGACCAAGTGAAACCATATCTTACCATTGTACGCCTGTTATATTCGCTGTTTTATGTTCGATATAAACAATATCGTTTTTCTTAAATATTGCTATCGCATCGTCCACTAATCGTTTTCTCGCTGCTGCTGAAAGTTTTTCAGAAGTTCGTCCTTGTGAATAATCTGAACTTTTAGCCTTTTCAAGCATTCCCCAAGCTGAAGACACCTCATTTTTGTCTGTTTTTGCTGGATCAATACCTTTACTTTCCAGAACTACACTCGCAAGTGTAGTATCAGGAAAATAAGAGGTAAATGCTAAAAGGTTTGTAACTGCCATTTATTATGATGTTGCGTCAGTTTTTAAAATTGACATTGATTT